CTTTGTGACAAGGTAAACAATTCAAAGGTTGAGTTCTTTGTTGATGACGATCCGAACTGCACGATTCAGCAAATCAAATCCAAAGCAAAGATTCACAAAGCAAAGCACGGACTTGAGCTTCTCGTGATTGATTACATCCAGTTAATCAAAGGGACAAAGCAAAACCGAGAGCAAGAGATTGCAGAGATTTCTCGCAACTTGAAATTGTTGGCAAAGGAATTGCAAATTACCGTCATCGTTCTTGCCCAATTATCTCGCAAATGTGAGGAGAGAAGTGACAAGAGACCGATGTTGAGCGACATCAGGGAGAGCGGAAGTATTGAGCAAGATGCGGATGTTGTGATGTTCCCCTTTCGCCCGGCATACTATTCAGGCGAGAAGATGGAAGTTGAAGAAGCGGAGGTCATCATCGCAAAGAATCGTCACGGAGAATGTCACACCATTCCAACAACCTTTACAGGAAGTCGGACAATGTATGAGGAGAAGTTATGAGAAAGAGATGGACTGAAGCCGAGACCGATGAGCTTGTAAAGTTGTATCCAACAACATTGGCAAAAGATTTGGAAACGCATTTTGGGTGTAGTATTAAACAAATTTACAACCGTGCAAAAAGAATTGATTTGAAGAAAGACCAGGAATGGTTGATGAACTACTACAAAGAAAATTACAAAGGTCACGAACACACCCAATTCAAAAAAGGGATGAAGTCGTGGAACAAAGGAATGAAAGGTTTGCAAATCGGAGGGAAAGAAACCCAATTCAAGAAAGGGCAAACACCACACAACACAAAGCCAATTGGTCATCGTTCATTCCGTGATGGTTACCTGGTAGAAAAAGTTGAGAAAGGATTTGAGTTTGTTCACATCCTGTTATGGAAGCAACACAACGGAGAGATTCCAAAGGGAATGTTTGTCGTGTTTAAGGACAGAAATAGAAGCAACATTCATATTGACAATTTAGAAATCATTGACCGGGTAGAGCATATGAGAAGGAATCACATTCAAAATCTACCTGAAGAATTGAAAGAAGTTATACATATCAAAAAATCATTAACAAGAAAAATAAATTCCTATGGCAAGAAACAAGATTAACGACCTACGAGATCATCTCTTTGAAACTTTAGAACGGTTAAAAGAAGGTCACATTGACATCCAAACTGCAAAAGCGATGGCAGATGTCGGACAAGTAATTATCAATTCCGCAAAGATTGAGATTGATTTCATTCGTGCAACTGGATCAACAAAGGATTCAGGGTTCATCAAGTTGGGTGATGGTAATGAGAAGCTATGAATCACTACCAGGAGACACACAACCTAAAGCAAGAGATTCGCAGATTGAGATTGACCATTCAGCAACTACACACATCACACGCACAAGAGGTCAAGAGATTAAAGAACGAAATACTCCGTCCACGATGCGACATTAACGACATAGAAGCGGACTGGACGGATGCAATGAGAGTGGCTTGTCAAGTTTACGATGTCACACCTGACCAAATCGTTTCTCACAATCGCAAACAACACATCTCCTATGCACGGCACTTGTTTTGCTATTTATGTAGGAAGCACTTGAAGATGACCTTCGCCGGTGTTGGCAACATCCTTCATCGGGATCACTCATCTATCATTAACTCCGTCAATGTTTACACCGACCTAATCCAATATGACCGAATCACAAGTCAACATTATACGAAAGCACTTGCCTTATTGGGTGATTACTTGCAAGAAAGGACTCACGCAGAGCATCTCCATTTACAAGACGGAGGAGGAGTTGTTGAGGTGTAAGAAAAAATACGAAAAAGATGGTTATATTTGTAGTATTGAAAAGAAAATTTGAACAAAGCCGACATCATATTGGAACTTTCCAAAGCTGATTGGCTCACCCAAGCCACGAGGAATATCGCCAAAGATAGAGAGTTGGCAAGGGAGTTGTATCAATTCTACTTTTTGACTTTACTTGAGAAACCTGATGAGCAAATTGAGAAAATATACAGGGACGGATACATCCAGTTTTGGTCAATCCGTCTCCTTTATTTGGCTATCAACGGCAACCGGCATCCCTTCGGTAACTCTCGCATATATGACCAGTACGATGTATATGAGCTTGACTTCGCTGAAGAACCTGACCTACTCCTTGAGAGAGAGGAAGAAGAAACAATTGAACTTGAACGAATCAACAAAATAAACCAAGTAACCGAATCAGCATATTTCTATGAGAAGGAACTTTTCAAGATGTGGTGTTCAGGAATGTCTGCAAGGGCAATCCATAGAAAGACCGACATCTCCGTCCGTGAAGTGTTGAGGGTGGTGAAACTAATGAAAGAACGATGCACACAGAAATAATTGGAATTGCTTGTTTGGCAATCATCATTGTGAACTTTGGCAAACCAGCCGATTTGTTAAAACGCTATCTCTACGGAAACGAATACCACAAATGGAAGCGAATGAAACCACTTGATTGTGCTTTCTGCCTGTCGTGGTGGTTGGGATTGTCCTTCTTTTTATACACCTACGGATGGGTGGGGATATTATACGCATCCATAGCAACGGTGATTGTCGCACTCCTTGAAACTAAACTATGAGCAATATAGAATTCATCCTATCCCTTCAACCACTCTTTGATAAGTGGAAGCAAACCCAAGTGTTCCAACCAACTGGAGAGGAAGCAAACAAATTGAACGCAGTCCATCGTGAAATCTTTGGACGCAACTTACCGAACTGCTCTACCTGTGTGACGGAAGCATTGCACTCACTTTTGATATGGGCAAACCAACAACAAGACGCACTCACCAAAGCACAACTTGCGGACGATGAGCAGAAACCAAAGAGGAGAAGAAGAAATGAAAGCAACGATTGAGTTCAATCTCCCTGAAGAACAAGAGGCGTTTGAAGATGCAACAAACGGATGGAAGTGGGGACACGCTATGTGGCAACTGGATCAATTCTTGAGGACAAAGGTCAAGTACGCACCTGATGACGCATCCGAAGAATCCATCAACGCCTATCAAGACGCAAGAGATGCACTCCATCGCATATTGAGTGAAGAGAATTTGGAAATGAGATGAAGAAACACACCTTGACCTACTTGAATCACTTCGGCTATGACATTAGTGACTTCATCCCTTGCGAGGTGTGTGGAACAACTGCGGTTGACATCCATCATATTGAAGCGAGAGGAATGGGAGGGAGCAAGGAAGCCGATAACATAGAAAATCTCCAAGCATTGTGCCGTGCCTGTCACACCAAGTTTGGGGATCAAAAGCAATTCAAAGAGTTCCTGAAATGCAAACACGCAGAGAAACTGAATCTGCGATAATTCTGCGATAAAATGCCAAACAATCCAAAAGCACTTGAGAACCTAAAGAACTTCAAACCCGGTGAGGATGAGAGAAGACATATGGAAGGAAGACCGAAGAAACTCATCACGCAAATGAAGGAGATTGGCTACACCAAAAGTCAGGTGGAAGATACGATGTTGTCAATGCTATCACTATCACGCAAGGAGTTGGAGAAGATAGACCGAGGGGATGAGTACACGATAATGGAACGCACCATCGCTGGAGCATTGCTAAAGGGACACGACAAGAACTCACTCTTTAACTTGGAGATGTTGCTGACACGCTCACAAGGAAAACCAAAAGAAACAATTGACCAAACTATAGAATCCAAGAATTTCACAATAACTTTGAATTTAGACAATGACAACTTATCTCGGTAACGGATGGGAGAATGAGTACGGACTCAACCTATCAATCAACATCAACAAATTAAACGAAGCCATCAAGAGTGGTGAACTGGTAGTTAATCAATACGGTGATGTTCGTGTGAACTGCAATCGGATGAAAGCAATACACGAGAAAAGCAAAGCAACCCACTCACTTTCAGTTCCCAAACCACGATGAAGAAAACTTGGAGGGGCTTGGATGTCTATCCGCCTATTGACGATGACCTGAAGTTAGTTCACACATCACAAGGAGAGTTCACACTTGCCCGGTACATTGACGAGATGTGGATTGACGAACATACCAACAGGTTGCTTGAGGTCGTGTACTGGATGCCTATACCAATTCTACCGAATGAATGAGAGTAATTCAGTCAGGACATATCGGTGATTTAAT